CGGACCCCGATTAGGGTCCGTCTCGCGATGTCCATGCGCCGCTTTGTGCGGTTATTCCTTGTCTTATCAATAAGGGATAGATATCCCCGGAGCTAACATGTCTGCGTGCAAACCTGCATTTACCCGCTATCGAAAAGAAATCGATAGGGTGGATCCACCTTCCAGGTGGACGCAAACACAAACGTTCTGGGATGGGAGGACACCGAGTATCACGCACGGACCCTACTGTGAAAAGCAGGTTTCCTACCGTGATATGACCGACGTCGTGACCCCGTGTTTCGAAACACGTAGGGCGGAGGGTAGGATAATAAACAATCCTATGTCCTCGCACACGATCTCCCACCAGGCTACATCTTGGTCATCCTGGACAGACACATATAACACTAGACACCCGACGGGGTTGTTTAATGATATGTGGTTAATGCAGGATATGAACCATGCCCTCAGCGGAGCATGGTTATATCAGAAACCAACTGTCGAAACGGCAGCTAACTCTGATATAGCGGTTAACGCCGCTTATGCTGATGTAGCAGGTAATATCGCAATGGCGCTCGTCGACCTCGCGGAGGCCCACAAGACCATGCAGATGTTCGCGATGATCCTGGAGGACGCTAGGCGTCTCAGGAAGCGAACGCTAATGTGGTTGAAGGGCGACGGAGCCAGGAGAGCTTATGCACGTTACTCACGTGACATGAGAACCCTTCCTGGTATATACCGTCGGGTCGGTGGGGTTGCATCCGGAGCATCAAGCTACTGGCTGCAATGGCGTTATGGGTGGAATCCTCTCCTTATGTCTATAGTCGATACGGCTCACGCCGCTACGGCCCAGACTGGGAAGAATATCCGCCTAACCGGGCGCGGTGCAAGTGCGGGTAGTAACAGCGGTATGAAAATCGCTCACTACACGCAGAACCCTCTTTGGTGGATGCCGGGTACGACACCCATTCCATTCAAGAGTTGCACCGTTTCTATTGACCTCCAGGAGCGCTACCGCGCAGGAGTATTAGCAGAGCTAACGCTCACACGCGCCCACGCATTGGGCCTTTCCGCACTTGATATACCTAACGCCGCATGGGAGTTAGTACCTTACTCCTTTGTTGTTGACTGGTTTGTCAAGGTTGGTGATTGGATTCAAGCTTGGTCTCCGCAGTTGGACATGAAAGTCCGTGCTGCCTGGCTTGTGCTTGAGTCCGAGAAGATCACCACATATGGCACGACCGTACACCCTCGCACGCAACATGCGGGCACTGGGGATTCGTACGTCTCATTCGTGGGGACCGGAAGTGCCGACTCTTATGTCGACATCGAACGTCGTGTCTCACGGAGCGTCAATCCAAAACGCTCCTCCCTCCCACCCCTTGACATGAATCCATTCATGTCGTACAGAAGGATCCTGGATGCTATTGCTTTAGGTTATCAAACCTTCGGCAGAAGTACCGGGAACCGACCTAAACGGAGATAGGAAATGAGCCTCAAAGACGCTGTCATTAAGACTGGTGCAACGTGGGCCCCAACGGGCGGCACGGATCTCGCGTTCGCTTCTGATGGACGTGCGATTAGCGACGGAGTTAACCTGGTCGTCCTGGCTGATGAGAATCTGCTGCAACGCCGGAGCCTTACGGCTCGTTCGACGTTGCCTGCCTCACCTGCCAAGACCGGGGACTACGCTCGACTCGGTCGGAACAGTATGGTCTACCGCCTGCCTTTCCTCGCCAGCGATGGCAAGGTTTATACGCAGACGGTGAAAATCGAGACCGCGTTCCACGCTGAGTACACTGCGACCCAGAAGGGTGTAGCCATCGGAGATGGTGCTGCCCTCTTGGTCGACGCCGACTTCCAGAGTTTTTGGAAGTCCAGTGTGCTCGACTAGATGCTCGCCCTTACTTGGGCGCTTTGCGTTCTAGTCGATACCGAGTGCCGATATACTATCGGCCCTTGCCCCCCGCCAGACTTTCCGGCTAACTACGCGGAATGTCTGGTTGCCAACTCCACACATAGGAATGGTAATGACCACACCCACGCACGCAGTTTCAAACGTGAAGAAGCGTCCGTTGATCTCCTCCAAAAGGATCGACGGTTTTGTAAACGCGCTATTTAGTGCGTACACTAGCGACCTTGGCCGGCCTTTCGAGGCCGGAAGTCGTAATGTCCGCTCGGTTGTGCACGGCTGGGATCCACTGTGTAAGGATTTCAGCTTTGTTGACCCATACGACTTCGCTAAGTCATATCTGCCGGCACACTTCTTCGACCGCTATTTTTATGCGGACGAGGTTGGGGGTAACACTGAACTAGAGGAAAAAGCCAAGATTAAGTTCGAGGCCAATATCCTCCGGGGATGGATCTTCAACCAGGAATTGTCCCAAGTCAATGACCCGTGGCTGAACTCGGTTCTATCCGAGGCTGCGTTGATTTGTCAGAGGGTCCTCGGTGAGTTAGATCACACTGAGGTGTTTGCACGATGTGGCCATGGGCCCAACGCGACGACGTCTGTCAAACGTGACGATGCCTATCTAGACATCAAAACGTGCGATTTCGTCGGGACGGATGCCGTGATCGAGACTTTCTTCGAGCATTACCTGCCTTGGGATTCCAATCTCAAGACAGCTCTTGGAGAATTACTCCCCTCCCCCGAAAAAATCGGAAGGGGATACTCGGTTGTGGGAGGAGACAAGCTCTCTTTTGTGCCCAAGAAGTTTGACAGCTTCCGGACGATGTCTGTTCAACCGACTCTCAACTTGTTTTTTCAGTTGGGGACCGGCAGACTAATCCAGGAGTTGCTCTGTGACTTCGCCAACATTGACCTAAAGTCACAACCAGATTGCCATCGGCGTCTGGCACGTTTGGCGAGTCTCTACCCCGAGATTGGGGATGCCACCATAGACTGGTCCGAGGCTAGCGATCGCATTTGGCTTGCCATCTGCGAACGTATTTGTCCTCGGGACTGGTATGAGTGGTTCCTGATGATCAGGGCAGAAGTGTCGACGTACAAGGGCGAGGATTTTCCTCTTCCAATGATCGGCACTATGGGGAACGGGTTTACATTCCCGCTTCAGACTCTTGTCTTCTATTGCCTCCTGCGCGGTTGCGCCAGGACTGAAGGTATCCGAGAAATCGGTATCTCAGTCTTTGGTGATGACTGCATAGTACCCGTGGAACTTAAATCCCACGTTGAGCGCCTGGCCGAGTTAATCGGTTGGAAAATCAACGTGGATAAGTCCCACTTTAACGGGGGTTTCCGGGAGAGCTGCGGCATGGATGCATACCGCGGTTTGGCATGTCGGCCGTTCAAGATTGAGCGGCCGGATGATACCTTTCACAAGAACTCACTAAAGTCGTGGGCCTATATATGCTACAATCAAGTAGCTCAGTGCCTGGAAGGCGCTGATAGGTCGGCCCACGCAATATGGGACTGGCTAGTGGGATTTCATGACGAGCTGGAGCTTGGTAAAGTCCTGCTCGTTCCACTACACTACTCTGATGCGACCGGCGTTCGCTGGCCGCGTGAAAGAGCAATCCCTAGTGAGGCTCACGCCCCCGTGTTTGACATACATGGTGGTGCGGTCTTTCGTTGTCTAACGAATGACCCTGGTCGTCGTAGTGCCTGGTACGTACCATGGTACCTTGCGGCGATTAGTGAGCGACCCCTCCCTGAGGAGTTCAGACTTGAACACCTGGTTGGAGAGACTTCCCCTTCTCTATATTGGAATTCAACCACCAAACAAGAGGAGGCTGCTTTGAAGAGGAAGAGGTATCGTTCACGGGAGC